AGATCGCCTAGTAAGCTGTCGCTGGTGTTGATGTATGTCTGCGTCTGAGCGTTAAGTACGCTAGACAAGCCTTGTAGCTGCATCTGCTGACCGTTTCCGATTGTACCAGCACCCGTTGCCATGTTGCCCATGTAGTTCTGACCCGCTGACTGAGCATTTGCTCCAGCTTGGCTACCTGCGTTAGATGCTCCTTGGTATGCGCCTGTTGAAGCGCCAGCTAGGTTTCTACCAAGTCCTGCGGCATCCATCGAACGTGCGTGACCCATCTGCTCGGCCTGTAGTCTGGTGTTAGTCATAGCGTTTGCGGAACTAGCAGCCTGTGCTAATCCAGCGGAGTTCTGTATCCCTGCAAATCTGCCAGAGTTAGGGTTAACGCCCATAGACGCCATCTGTCGTTGGTTCTGCGCTTTAGTGTTGGCGAACGCCAAGCCAGAGTCGGCTGCGGCTTGCGAGGCAAGCTGGTCACGATAAGCGGCGGTATTAAAATTCTGTGCGTCAGCCACGATGGATTTCTCCAGTGGGCGGAACGTGTTTTGTTGGTATGTGTAATAGTCCTGCGCTTGCTTCATCTGTTGATTTTGAGCCGCCATCTGTTGATTGGCGATACCCTGCAACATTGGTTGAGCCTCGTTGTACTGCTGCTTGGCAAAATCAAGCTGCTGATAACCCAGTGCGGCTTGGACTTCCGCTGCTTCTTTGCTGGCTTCCGCTAACGGTGTATAATCCGGTGCGGGTTGGCTATTCTTACCCATGTTTGTAACTCCTAAAGTAATTCTCGGGCCACAGCACGAGTACCAACAAATTTTGGCCGGACGAACCGGCTCTCTCCATCACGGCTTCAACCTTGAAACCAATGTGCATATCCAATTTAAGGGCTTTGACATTATCTTCTTCCACCAAACCTGTTAGCCTCTGGAGGCCGCACGTTTCAAACGTATATCGAGCGGCATGATCCATCAGCTCTAAAAACAATTTAGTGGGTTTGCTGACTGCGATATGACCGCTGACATTGTGACCGTTATGACCTTCCCAAACGATCCCGCTTACCAGCTCGCCATCCTTTTCAGCGCCCATAGCATAGCAGCCGTCCCACGTACAAAAGTGCCCTACGCGCTTGGCTACCCAGTCCGCGACCCGCTCTTTCTCATCAAATACAAGTCTAGTTTGAGCCACGTACTTACCTGCTTACACGTTAACACTTATATTGTATATAGCTGAGTGTTTGGATACACAACTATGTTGTCATTTTTTTCACGAAGGTGGCGTAGGCCACACGGGGTATCGAGGGTCTGCCGTATTACTTGGTAGGTCTCTAAGCTCTTGACGGTATACAGCCCACTCTGCGGCATCCACGGGTGCGTCAGGTACTTGAGTCCAATCAGACCCGTACAGCAGTAATTTTCTTGTGTCGTACAACTCTTCCCAAGCCTGCTCGATTTCCGCTGCTTCAAGGTTAGCCGCAGGCTTATCAACTATCTGCCCATCTACCACCCACTGCGTTTCGTAGTCGCCGTACCCGTCCACCCATGCTTCTTCGGTAGTATCTTCGGGTATAATCAGGACTTCTTCATCGCCTTCTAGAACTTGCGTTATCTCGCCAGTGCTGGGGTTGTACCCTGTTTTTTGTATCATTTTTTCATCTCCGTAGCCCACACAGATGTTTTTTCTGCGTACGCATACGCACCACCCCCACCGGATGTTATTCTTACATAAAGCTGTGCGTAGTTAGTGCCGCCTCTAGACGAGCTTATTCTTGAAGGAGAGCAGAACATGAACGAAGACGTTGCTGAAGATATTAGGGAAGAACCGTTCCACCTGAGATCGAACGCAGCAGCACCCCCTTGCCCGTAACTACCCGCTACTCTTCCAAGTGAACAATACGCTCCTACAAGTACGTTCCTACCACCGAGACAACTAATGTTAACCCTCGCAACCTGCATCCACCCCGTACCACTGTTAGACACTCTGCCGCCTACATATGCCCCACCAACAGCGGTTACAGCGTTCGCCCTAATTTGTATGGTATCCACGCCGCTGTTCTTAATAGATACGTACCCGCCAGAGTTAGTCATCGTCGCACCGTTAAGGTTTATGCGAGCTGCGTTTAAACTTCCTGTCGTAATTCTACTGGCGTTTACTGTGTTTATCTTGGCGTGCTCTATGGTGGCGTTTGCAATTTTGGCGTTAGTTATAGAGCCGTTGGCGATCTCGGCGTTGCCGATTGTTGCGTTTTTAATCTTGGCGTCGGTTATCGCACCGTCTTCAATGTTTGCGGTTTGTATCTGAGCCGTGCCTATCTTAGCTGTTGTTATAGCGGCGTCTCTGATTTTGGCGGTAGTTATGGCGGCTGTGTCGATCAACGCCGTGGTTATGTTGGCGTTCTCTATCTTGGCTGTGGTAACAGCCGCATCACCTATCTTAGCTTCAATAACTGCAAGGTCCGCTATGTTCGCCGTGTCTATCGCAGCTACGCCTATCTTAGCCGAGTTTATCGTGCCGTTCTGTATAAAGGCATCTTTTATATAAACACCAACAGGGACGGGCTGTCCGTCGATTTCAGTAGGGGTTGTCTGGACAAAGAAAGGTTCTGCGGGTGGTATCCCCGGCCCGGAAGGACTAGCGATGGCGAAGCTGTCAGCTCGTACCATAAAGTCACTCTGCGGCACTGCGTTGTTTAGAGTGCTGGCTAAGCCAAACCCTGACACGTAACCGTTCAAATCTATCTTAACTGTATACTGAGCCTCTAACTTCCCGTCGGCGGTTGAACGTGCACTAGCCTCTGCGGCTACCCTAGCATCTACAGAATTAGCCAGAAGTTCATCACCGTCAACAAGGTCGATACGATTATTAAGTATGTTATAGAGATGCTTCTCTTCGATCTCACCTTCTAAAAGGTCTAAGAGGTACGAGGGGTCTTGCCCTGTAACACCTTTAACACCCACAACTGCGTTAAACGGTCCCTTAACGTCTGCTACGTTGACGCTCCTCACCCAGAACCAACGGGTTTCACCGCCACCAGCGGAGTAGCTAAACAAGCCACCGGGAGCTATACCAACCATAACGGCGTCGCCCAGTGACGGAACTAACTCCGGGTCACCCGTACTGTTAAGCGCTTGAGCCGCCCACACCTCAGTGTACGCATGGCCCCTATATGTAGGCGTGTCCCATTCAACTATAATAGAAGCTAACGCACCTAGCGTTCTTAGGTTAGTAGGAGCTGGCGGCGTAGGAAAGTTATCATCTGGATCAATCGGTACGAGGTTGCCGCCCTGTAAGTTGGCAATACCTGAGTTTATAAGCATCTGCGCCGTTATGATTTGGTTTACCCCAGACGTCTCAAAAGAATCCCGTACACGGTCAGTGAACGATCTTAGGTCACGGGGAATCTGGCTTACAATAGTAGGTAATCTAGACACTAGCTAACTCCGTCATTGATGTTGCCATAGCCAGAGAAAACACTTCTTCACTGCCTTCTATCTGGAGTTCCCAGTCCCTACCCACCACGGCTGGTAGCCTAAAAGGGTTACGGCTCTGCACTGTCTGCGTGTGGATAACCGTGTCGTCGGCTATTACTTTCACCACCATAGGGTACGCCTCTGACTCTAGTTGGGCGCACGAGAAGCCCATAATCTGTGGCATGGTGAACTTCTTTGATTTCCAAGTATAATCTTGGTTATCGCCATCCTGCCATACTTTAAGCGTTCGGTCGGAGTAGCCCAAAAACAGTTTATCTCGCTGCATGTCTTGGAACCCGCACTCGCACCACATGTCGTGCAGTGTAAACTCGCCACTGGCTACGTCGAAGATAAACCCGCCACGTGTGCCGTCGTTGTCATAGAAAGCGATATACTTGTTGTCATGGGCGTACGCATGGATAGATTCCGGCTTGAAGAACGACTGCCACAACCTGTAATCAAACAGTTTCTCAGTTATTATCCTAGAGCCGCCAGAGGAGAGCATCATTAGTCCGTCTGGTGCAGCGTACAGTACAGAGCTACCAAAACTGACAATGCTGTTTTTAGCTACACAGGCTTGTTCCAAATCTGATTTAACGACGGCTACGCTGTCAGGGCTAGAACCCTGCATCAAATACGGCACACCAGTAGTAAGTACAGCAAGCGTGGTGTCCATGCGGCCCAGACCGACAACAGGGTAGTCTACCGTCTGTACATAGCTCTGAGGCCACGCGTGCGGTTGGTATGGTGCACAGAAATACACGTCACGACTCACGAACCCTGCCATCATACCGTTAGGCATGTTAGTTAAACCCGCCAAATCATCAGGCGGTTGGTTCCAGTACAGCGAGGGTAGCATCTCACCCAGAGCGGCGGGGTCAGCATCGTCGATGTAAGAGTCTGTTGCTGCGCTAATCTCGGCTAGGAACAGGAAAAGGCCACCAACCGAGCGGTATATACGTTTATGGGTTATGTTATAGCCTGACGACGGAGTAGGTTGGAAACCAGATATAGTAACAGTCTGATCAGCCGTACAATCCACGGGTATAGATGCTGGAGCGGGACCGGACTCCATGTCGTATCCTGCTTCTTTGGCGACCCATGTGTAAGTATACACGCGTGTCTCAGGAGTATCTGAAGGGTCGGGAGTGCCGTTAGCTATAGCCACACAGGATGAGTCAGGGTTCGGTATTCCTAGCCTTCTATAAGCTGCGGGATGGTTATTCCCGGCTGTGGCTATGGCAGCGTGTGTTGCTTTTGGTGGGCCGTCGCCTGTGTAAAATGTCCACTCGGATGTGTCGCCAGCGATCTGCCCCCGGCATACGTCAACGTCGGTAAGCCAGTGGAACCAATACTCGGTATCCGAGATAAGGTCTTGCCCGTAGCGGTATATAGTCTTCGTTAAACCAGTCTTGGCTAGTGTATGCACCGTAGGCCCAACGTCAGGGAGTGACTTTAAGCTACCGTTAAATACTTCGCAATTAACAGCAGTCTGCGCCATGGTGTCTTTTAGAAACCGAGCGGGAATTACTGGCGCTATACCACCGAAAGATTGGACCTTTATCATAGGCATGGCTATTCCCCCTCTAGCTCTTTTATTTTCTCTTCCATCACAGCAATACGAATTAGTATGTCTTGCTGAGTAGTCATCGAACGTTGGATACTCTCTGATGGCTCGAAGGTGTTTATCCAGTTTTCTAGGAAATATATCTTTTGCCAGATCACACCCTGCTGGTGCTCTAGAAAAGTAACACGGCCTGTGATTGCGTAGTACGCAGTAGCAGATAGTGCGACAGCTATAATGACCGCAATCAAGTTTTTAAGCGGAACAGTTATGTCAGTGTTTTCATTTACCTTTGGCATTTTTGATCTCCGACAAGGTATTGAACCCAAAGTATGAGCCAAGCACTGCTGAGACTGCTATGTAAGAAATTCCAGCTATATCGGCCAAGAGAGAAGCAGCTTTGTCTAAACCTAGTGCAGATGCGAAAATGATAAGCAGAGGGAACGCCAACATACCGCCCAAGGCAGCGTAGGACATGTTCCGCTCTGCATCCCTTTTCTTGTCGGCGTCCAACATCTCACGACGTTTAGCCTCCAATTTTATCTCACCAAGTGGTGTCACCAGCGTGCCTTCCCTGACCTAACGTCAATGTGAGTGAAGCTATTGTATTTACCTACACCGCCATTAGGGTTATTCTTATCAGCCCAAGCATGGACCTCAGAAGGTGTATGGCCTTTAACTACCACGTCAGCCGCCCTACCGTGCAGGTGTTGGCTGTTCTTTGCTCCACCTACATTTGAGTTATGCACAGGGCAGCGATAGCCGCTGTTAATGGAAACCGGTGCGTCGAAGTGTAAGCGCAACTTTTCCAGCATAGCCACAAGCTCCGGGTTCACGCCATCAGGGTGAATCTCATGGCAGTGATTACAAGCAAACTCTGCCTCTCTAAAGTGTTTTGAAACGTACGTCATTTCTTGCTCCTCAATTACGCTTACATGTAAGCATTTATTCTGCGTCTGCGATAACC